GAACAGTGGCGTCTACTACTGTCAGTGGTAAGAAAGCCTTTTACCAAATTGCCAGTGTTGTCTCTTCTGGTGCAAGCGTTGTAACCGTTGCAGTAGGTACAACCGACATCTTGGGTTCGCCGTTGCGTATTACCGATGCCGGATACATTACTCGTGCTGGTTGGGACAATACGCTTGCAGAAAATGCGGGTACGTTTGTTGCCGCCGCTACGTTGACGGCTACCACAACCACGGGCGATGTGAGGGGTACTTATTTGCCTTCTTCTGCGTGTGACGGTATTAAACGTCTTGTAATGGGAATAGCCCTTCCGGCAATTGCGGCAGGCCCAAATGCAACCCGTCTTGGCGCGCTTGGCGTCACTCAGGCATAAGGAGATAGACATGGGCCAATTCAAACCGATGGTAAAGATGGAGACTACTGAACCTTCAGTGATTCTGAAACTGAAGAAAGGTGGTCATGTCGCCATGAGTTCTAATGGCAAAGAGGGTCACAAGCCGATGAAGAAGATGGACGGTGGAGCGATGGGTGCGCTGGCTGGCACTCCTGCTCTGATCGGTCGTCCTGCGGTCAATGCTCCGGTGGCTGCTCCGGGTCGTCCGTCCATGAATGATCGTCGCAAGGCGATGATGATGGCGCAGATGATGAAGAAACGCCAACCTGCCATGCCTGCCCCGATGATGAAGAATGGTGGCAAGGCTGATGGTGACATGGCTCAAGACAAGGCTATGGTCAAGAAAGCCATGAAGCAGCATGATGCTCAAGAGCATAAGGGTGGCAAAGGAACCAAGCTGTCACTGAAGACTGGTGGCGTAGCGATGGGTGCTGCTGGTTATGCCAAGGGTGGTGGCGTAAAGATGGGCAATGGCGGCGGCTACAAAACTGGTGGTGTTGTCCTTGGCAACGCTGGTGGTTTCAAATCCGGCGGTATGGCTATGGTTGAGAAGGACGGGAAGATGGTTCCTGACTTTGCGGCTGATGGCAAGGGCAAGATGAAAAAGGGCGGCATGATGGGCGGCGGCATGATGGGTGGATACAAGAAGGGTGGTTCCACAAAAAAAGCCTACGCCACGGGGGGGCTTGTTAATTCAGGCAAACCCGTGGCGATGCCTGAAGGACATAAAAAGCCTTCGGCTCCGGTAAGCATTAACAAATTTTCTGGAACCTTCAAGAAGGGTGGCAGCGTAAAAAAGCTTAATGGTGGTGGGGATCCTCAGTCTGACAAAGAGACTAAAGGCTACCAAGGCACCTACACCACCCAGAAGGCTGAAAATTTAGCTGACCGTGAAGCCATGAATCCCATGAACATTATCCGGCCTATTGTGGATAAGGTTAGAGGGATGTTTGGATCAACTCCCGGAGCGGTAACGAAGACTAAGGAGTCTACTACTGTCGTTCCTGCCAAGCGGCGTAGCGGCGGCAACGTTAATTGCTGAAATAAGGCGGGGGCTTCGGCCCCTGTCTTTTTAGGAGAATAATTATGGCTGATGTAGTCACAAGTCAAACGCTTTTCGATAACGAGCGCACGGCTGTTATGAAATTCACGAACATCAGCGATGGTACTGGTGAGTCTGCCGTATTGAAGGTTGATGTTTCTGCATTGAATCCAAGCGAATCAGGGTCTGCGTGCGACCGTGTTACGGTAATTAAAATTTACATTGCCAATCACGGCATGGAAGTCAGAATGTTTTGGGATGCATCAACAGATGTCCCGTTCTTTCTTTCTTCCTCCGGTGCTACGCAGTCGTTAGACTTCACGGGCTTTGGAGGTATTACAAACAATGGTGGATCTGGCGTTACTGGTGACATTGTGTTTAGCACTGCTGATGCCTCTTCGGGTGACACTTATTGGTGCATCTTGGAGATGGTAAAAGGGTATGCGTAATGCCGAGCAAGTCACCTTCCCAACATCGTTTGATGTCGGCGGTAGCGCACAACCCTGCGTTCGCCAAGAAGGTTGGCATTCCTGCTAAGGTAGGAAAAGAGTTTGTCAGTGCTGATAAAAAAAATATGGCTAAAGGTGGAGGCGTAAATGCCGCTGGCAACTACACCAAGCCTGATATGCGTAAGCGTATTGTCAGCAGCGTTAAAGCGGCTGCGGTTCAAGGTACTGGTGCGGGAAAATGGAGCGCAAGAAAAGCCCAGCTAGTAGCCAAGCGTTATAAGGACGCTGGTGGCGGCTACCGTGATTAAAGACCCACAGCAATCTCTTAAATCGTGGGGGGATCAGCGTTGGCGCACAAAGTCAGGGAAGCCTTCTTCAAAAACAGGCGAGAGGTATTTGCCTGAAGCGGCTATCAAGTCATTGTCACCGGCAGAATACGCGGCAACTACAAAGGCGAAGCGAGAAGGTAAAGCGGCTGGGAAGCAGTTTGTAGCGCAACCTAAAGCCATTGCCAAGAAAACAGCTAAATATAGGTTTTGACCATGACAAAAAATAATACGTCAGTAGCAAAATCTTTGAAGAAAGCTGGCTTTTATGAGGCAGACAAAAAGAAGCCAGAACGGATAAGCATTATCAACAACGTCACAACCAAGCCTCAGCGTTTGGAGATGGTTGATAAGTTATTCCTAGCCAAGAGGTTGAAAGAGGGTGGCCCTAGCCTAGCTGTAGGACGGGGCGAGAAGCTGTCTGTTGAGCGTGGAGCGGGGCTTACTCAGAAGGGCCGCGACAAGTATAATCGTGAGACTGGAAGCAACCTCAAGGCACCACAGCCGCAAGGTGGATCTCGCAAGGATTCTTTCTGCGCCCGGATGTCTGGGGTAGTTAAGCACGCATCTGGTGACGCACCGAGGGCAAAAGCCTCTCTTAGACGTTGGGATTGTCCGGGTTGGTAAAGGGAATCAATAAATGTCTACATCTGGGACTGTCGGCCAAACCGTAATCAATGTTCAAACGCTAATTGATCATGGTGCGCGGCGTTGTGGGAAGCTGGCTGAAGAACTAACGTCTGAGCAGCAACTCTCTGCAAGGGAGAGCCTGTTCTATCTGCTTTCCAACCTTGCCAACCGTGGCATTCAGTATTGGGCAATCACCAAAGTTGTGATTGGCATGACGGCCAACAAGTACATCTACAGCCTTCCGGTAGGTGCTATTGATGTTCTGAACGCGCTATATAGGACACTGAGTCGCCCTAGCGGTTCATACGCATCCTCAGCCGGTGGTGTAGTGGCAAATGTGTATGACAATGATGTTGATACTGTTTGCCAGCAAACGTCTGCAAATGGAAATATTTCCGTTGATTATGGGACTGACAATCCAGTCTATGCCGGATCCATAGGCGTTCTGCCCTATGTGGCAAATCAGGGATCTGCGTCTTGGACTTTGACGCTTGAATACTCCACTGATGGGGCTACTTGGATTACTCTTTACAATATTGGGACTGTTACCGTTACTGATAATCAGTGGCTGTGGTACGACATCGACCCCGGTCAGAGCGTCCAGTATTACCGTGTAAGAATTTCTGGTGGATCAACTTTGGCGTTGCGTGAGTTTTACGTTGGCAACAACAGCACAGAAATCACCATGTCCCGTCTAAACAGGGACGACTACACCAACCTGCCCAACAAGAACTTTACTGCGAACCAGCCGTTTCAGTTCTGGTTTGATCGGTCGATCCCTCAGCCAACAATGTACCTGTGGCCGGTTCCTTCGGATGCCTTTGTGCAGATGACGGTCTGGTATTCAGGGCAGATTCAGGACGTAGGTGCGCTGCAGGATGAGTTGCAGATCCCACAGCGGTGGTTTCTGGCGATTCAATCGATGCTGGCTCACCAGATGAGCATGGAAATGCCGGGGATTGCGGTAGATAGGATCACTTATCTTGAAGGTCAGGCAACGAAATACCTGTACGATGCGGAACAGGAAGAGCGCGACAAGTCTCCTATCTACTACGCCCCGAATATCAGCGTTTACACACGATAATGCCAAGATTTCTGGACACAAGAGGCTATTCAACGATTGCAATTGCAATATGTGATCGTTGTCGCATGAAAAGACCTCATGCAGAGATGAGGAGCGACCCTAATTTGCCCGGACTGCAAGTGTGTGGTCAGGGATGTGCCGATGAAAAGGATCCGTACCGTCTTCCAGCTAGGCCAACGGAGCGCATTACCATCCGATTCCCTCGTCCAGATGTCAGCGTTGCTGTTGACCCAAACGCTCTAATTACTGGGCCGTATCAAAATTACGAGATATCCCCAGAAAACAATCAAGATACGCCATCGAACAACGGCAATCTTGACAACCTGAGTCCATGACATGGCTAATGTAACTATTACGCAACTTCCTGCTGCGGGGGCTATCACTGGCACAGAATTAGTGCCTGTCGTCCAGAATGGGGTGACTGTCCAGACGACGACTGCCGCTCTTGCTGGGTCGCCGGTTCAGACGCAAACTTTCCTGACTCTGAACCAAGAATCTACACTGACAAATAGCCGCAGGTTGTCTGGTGGAACGGGCGTAGGGCTTACGGATAGCGGGGCGCAGTCAACCCTACAGGTAACCCTCAACGCAGCCTCTGGAAGCCTAGAGGCGGCTGGAACGGGCATTATTGCCAAGACCTCAAGCAACACGGTTGCGGCAAGAACAATGTCTTCATCCACGACTGGATTATCTGTTACCAATGGTGACGGAGTGTCTGGTGCGCCTGTGTTTGCGCTGACTGGTGTGGCTTTGGCTGTAGCTGGGGCGACAGGGACGGGAGTATTGGCTCTTAACAGTTCCTCAACCATTGCAACACGAACAATACTCGGAACAACAAGTCAGATTGACATAACGGATGGAAACTTTGTCAATTCGCCAGTCATTGCAATTTCCAGCGATCCAATCGTTCCCGGCTCAGGCGGTATTGTTATTCCTGCTGGGACTACTGGACAGCGCGGAGCAAGCACTAATGGAACTCTTCGTTACAACACCACTTCGGCGTCATTTGAGGGCTATGCTAACGGCGCATGGGGTTCAATTGTCAGCGGCGCGGGTGTAAGCGCAATCTCTTTTGGCTCAACTGGCCTGACCCCATCTACATCGACTACAGGTGCTGTAACGGTTGCAGGAACATTGGCGGTAGCCAGCGGAGGCACTGGGGTTACTACAAGCACTGGTACTACAAATGTAGTTCTTTCAGACTCTCCTGTCTTAGTAACTCCAAATCTTGGCACTCCAAGTGCTTTGGTGGGAACTAATATAACGGGAACGGCGGCAGGATTGACGGCGGGAACTGTCACAACAAACGCTAACTTGACTGGTGATGTGACATCCGTAGGAAACGCTACTACGCTTGCCACAGTTGCTTCGGCAGGTTCTACAGGGTCTAGCACAGCAATTCCTGTAATTACAATCAATGCCAAAGGACTGACAACCAGTATCACCACGGCGGCAGTCGTTGCGCCAGCAGGAACGCTATCTGGTGGCACACTGGCCTCTGGGGTTACAGCCTCCTCGTTGACCAGCCTTGGAACGATTGCCAGCCTTGTTGTAACGGCAGGGACGATTTCTACAACCCCTTCGGGTTCAACCGACATTGCCAACAAGTCCTATGTTGATACGGTGGCGCAGGGTCTGGACACAAAAGCTTCGGTCGTAGCTGCGACAACGGTAAACATCACGCTTTCTGGAACGCAGACGGTTGACGGGATTGCTCTGATTGCCGCTGACAGGTGCTTGGTCAAGAACCAAACATTGCCGCAAAATAACGGCATCTATGACGTAGCGGCTGGGGCGTGGACTCGTTCTTCGGACATGAACACTTGGGCGCAAGTACCGGGGGCTTATGTTTTTGTTGAAACAGGAACCACGTTAGCCGATACGGGTTGGGTTTGCACATCCGATGCGGGTGGTACTTTAGGTACTACGGCAATCGTTTGGGCGCAATTCTCAGGTGCAGGATCTGGCGTAAGTTCACTCAACTTTGGTACAACTGGACTGACTCCAGCAACGGCTACCACTGGAGCGGTGACTGTTGCGGGAACTCTTGCCATAGCCAACGGCGGTACTAACGGGACTGCAACGCCGACATCTAACGGCATTGTGTACGGAACCGGAACGACGATTGCTTATACGGCGGCTGGAACTACTGGACAGGTATTGCAAGCCAATACGAGTGGGGCACCAACGTGGGGTTCTACCTACGCAGGAACTGTCACTTCGGTTGGATTCACTGGCGGGATCATTACTGTAGCCACAGCAACTACGACTCCTGCCTTTACGGTTGCGGGTACGTCAGGTGGGATACCTTACTTCACCAGCACATCAACTTGGGCAACTTCTACCCTGCTTGTTGCCAGCGCACTTATGGTTGGCGGCGGGGCGGGGTTGGCTCCCTCAACGGTAACGACTGGAACCGGAGTGGTTACGGCTCTGGGAGTCAATACAGGCACGGCAGGGGCGTTTGTGGTCAATGGTGGGGATTTGGGTACGCCCTCCAGCGGAACGGTCACCAACCTGACTGGAACGGCTTCAATCAACATAAACGGTACGGTAGGGGCTACAACAGCCAACACCGGAGCGTTCACCACTCTGACGGCTTCGGCAGATTCAACTTTTTCTTCCACGGGTGCTTTGCTGATAAGCAAGGGAACTACGGGCCAGCGTCCGACCCCCGCTACTGCGATGCTCCGGTACAACACCACCACTAATGAATTTGAGGGGTATGGCGGCGCTTCACCTGCGTGGGCAAGTGTGGGCGGTTCTGCAATCTCAAACGACACGACAACAGCAACCAATCTCTTTCCCGCGTTTCTTAACGCAACTACGGGGACGGCTGCAAGTATTTTTACCAGCAACGCCAACTACCTGTACAAGCCATCGACGGGTGAGTTGTCTGCAAAGGTAATGAATGCCAGCAATGGCTTGGTAGTTAATAGCCAGACGGTAGGAACCAGCTACACGTTGGCTTCTGGCAATTCGGCTATGAGTTCTGGCCCAATTACCCTATCCGGCGGTGTTGTGGTGACTATCCCAAGCGGTGGACGTTGGGTTATTATTTAGGAATATAAAATGCCACAATCTGGATACACGCCGATAATTTCGTACAACTCGACCACACCGGGGGCTGTTCCTTCGGCTGGTAATATGACTGTGGGTGAGTTGGCTGTAAACGTTGCTGACAAGATTATTTATGTCAAGAATGCCAGCAGTGCAATAGTTGCATTGAGTGGTGGAGCAACTGGTGGTGGTGGAGATCAGGTATTTGTTCAGAACAAGTTGATTGTGACGACAAGTTATACATTTCCTACTGGATTTTCAGCCATGAGCGTAGGCCCGATTACGGTGAACAGCGGTGTAGTCGTAACGATCCCAAGCGGTTATCGCTGGGTCATTCTGTGAGGATGCTATGAGTTTAATTCTTGACGGTACGCTTGGTAT